GCCCGCTTCATCTCGTACGCCTCGATCTGCTCGGGCGTACTGGTATCGTCGATGGATTGTTCAGTCTTGGTTTCGTTCATTCCATGGCTCCGGCAGCGGCCTGCTCCTCAGCAATCCGTCCGGCGGACTGGATAGTCTGCTGATTCGCCTGCATCTCGGCCTGCTGCTGCATCATAGCCTGCTGTTCTTGAGCGAGTTGCTCGGGGGTCTTCACCAGTCCGGCGACGTCCATGCCGAACGAGGTCGTGAATCGGATAAGCCAGTTGTCCCAGTTGACGGCCTGCATGGCGTTGGGGATCTGCCCGACGACCTGAGCCCACTGGACCAGCTGGCTGTTCTGGACCTCACGGTTCAGGGCCTCAAGGCCGGTACGGACCTTCATGCTCAGGATGCCGCCGGGACCGGTCAGCTTCATGATCTCCTTGGGGATCAGCTTGTCCTTGGCCAGCAGGAACATCGTACGGCGGACAATGGGGATCTGGATGTCCCGGCTGATGCCGGAGAAGATACCGCCCAGTGCCTGATCCAGTTCTTGGGCGATCTCACGGATCTGGGTGGCAGTCACCCGGTCCCCGGTGGGCTGGACAGCCGACTGCAGCAGGAAAGTTCTTCCAAGATTCGCAGCCAGTTCCTGCCGGGCCATGACCACCGGACCCATGTCCGGCTGGCGGGCCAGCTGCACGGTGAAGATGTCGGTATTCCGGGCGGCAACGAAGTCGCCGTTGACGCTGTCCACCAGGTCCGAGATCTCGGTGATCCCGGTGGGATCGACGCCGATGCGGAACTCCGAGGATGCGGCAGCCATCTCGATGGTCGCCTTGGACAGGGCTTCCATCGACCGGATATCCCCGATGTGCTCCTCGACCAGAGCACGGCCATAGTCCTCACCGGCGATCCGGCTCCACACCTGCGGGGTATACGGGCAGACCTCGTACTCACCCTCCTCGACGGTGACTCCCCGGAACTCCTTCTCGACCTCCCACTTCTCTTCCTCGGAGTCCCACTCGATCTCCGTGTAGCACGGCTCGAAGTTCGACACCGGTCCCTGAAGTAGGTAGCCGGAGTTGGTGGTCTGACCGGTCGTGGGATATCCGGTCCAGTTCTCGGGGATGGCCTTGGGGTCGATCCAGTCCCGGACGATGATCTTCTTGATCGAACCGTCTGGATACCGGACGACGACGTACTGGTCCACCCGGTATACCCGGAACGTGTAGTCGTCTGACTGGTACCACAGGGCGTCGCCCAAGGTGATCAGGTGCTGCATCAGGACGTACAGTTCCTGACGAAGATTGGAGTTCTGCAGCTTCTCCATGATCTTCTTGTCCAGCCGGGCCAGCAGCTGCATCTGCTGGGTGACGTCGGCCCCCTGCGGGACCATGGCCATGTCGATCTCGTGCTGGAAGAACGGCATCTGGTTCAGCGGATAGATCGCCGAGACCATGCGGCTGGCCAGCGACATGATGCCACGGGCGGCGATGGACGAATACAGGTCGGGCAGGTCCATCGTCTCGGTCCACCCCGACTTGGGGTACAGGCCGGGGACAGTCAGCTTGGCCAGCTCCTCGCACCGGGTCAGCTTGGTGCTTCTTCGGGCGTCCAGTTCGGCAAACTCACCGGCGATTGATTCATTACTCATACCGGAAGTTCCTTTTGTTTATCGTTCCACGTTAGCCAGTCTTGAGCCCACTTTTTCCATGGACTTACTTCAGTTCCAATGGAGTTCCAGCTTTGTCTAAATACACCAGCAGACGCAAATCTTTCGACACCAGACCGTCCCTGAGAAACAGCCTTATTTGCCTCGCTCATAAGACCCGGTTGCAACGCACCACGAATGTTTGGCATTTGTGGGGGAGCGAATCCGACGACCCGTTGCTGGCCCATACTCCATCGTTGGTATTCAGGGATGTACAATGGAGCATATGCAAACGACCCGACAACGGGCCTGCTCTGAAAGCCGGTCTCACGGCTCAGGCTGCGGACGGACGAACGCAGCCGATCCATGGCCAGTGCCTGGATCGACTGAGTCATCATTCGATCACGTTCCTTGAGCTGCTCCTGAATCATCTGTTCGGTCGTGGCCGGAGCTGATAGACTAGCCATTGATCTCCCTCCGCTTCAGCATCTCAAGGTGCTCGACCACGGATATTTGGCCGCTGCGGTAGTCGAGGTACCGCAGCTCATGGTTCAACGTATTGACAACCGGCTGGAACTGCTTCTTCAGGTAGTCGATCAGTTCCTGCGGAATGGTGATGTCCTTCAAATGATGCTCCACATCTTGATGGTGTCGGTGTTCCGGTCGTACTCAGCCGAGGTCAGGATTTTCACGAGCTGACCCATGATCTGGCATTCTGAGAAGGACAGATTTGCCGATTTGTAGGCGGCACAGACGGCCAGTGTCCGGTGGCTGTATGCGTAATCCTCGAGGATCTTGGCCGCCTTGACGGGGCCGATCTTGGGGATGCCCGGCACGTTGTCCGTCCGGTCGCCCGTAAGCCACTGCATGTGGAACATCAGGTCGGCCTCGTCCTCCGAGATCCGGCGTTGCTCGCCCTTGTCGGGATTCCAGTGCAGGCCGGGGATCTGCAGGAGATCCTTATCGACGGTCACGATTACATGGTCGCCGATCTCGCCACGGGTGGACACGATCCCGAGGACGTCATCGCCCTCGGTGTTCGGTATCCGCAGCCACGGGTATGCCTCAAGTTCCTTCATGCAGTCATTTAGGAACTCGGGCTTGGGTTTGTCCTTGCGGTTGGCTTTGTACTCGGGGTACAGGCCGTACCGGAACGACGGTCGGCTGGTCAGGGCCACGATGCACTCATCGCAGTCCGCACCCTGCTGCCACTGGGCAACCGTCTGGTGGAGGTTCTCGATGGCTTGCGAGCGATCCGTGGAGATCACTGCGGCCCGGTATGCGATGATGTCACCGTCGAGTAGGGCGATCATGGGGCGGTTGAGATGGCAGTTGCCGTGCTATAGGTACCGGTACCTGCCGCGTTGATCAGGGCGTAACTGACGTTGTACGAGGTGTTCGCGGTCAGGGTATTCACCGTCTTGGCGGTGGTTGGCCAAGGATACGAGATGGCGGTATCCAGTGTCAAGGTCGGGGTACCGGCAATGGTGGGGATCGCCCGCACCCGAACGGCGGTCGGCAACGATCCACCGAACGTGGCCGACGCGACATTGATGTTCACTGTGATCTCGGTGGAGGTCACGCTGCTGGAGGTAGGAGCGGAAGGGGCCCCGGGCAGGGTGGCGGCGTCATTGAGACCGGCGTCCTCGCGGGTGAAATACGTCCGGTTGGGCGGAGATCCGGCCTTGCCGAGGTTGGTCCAGCACTGGTTCAACATTCCGATGGCGTTCGCCTCGCTGTCGGCATTGGCCAGCAGCCAGCTGCGATCCTTCACGACCGCCGTGGACAGCACGTCGATGCGGTGCCACACTCCGAGACGGCCATCGGAGACGTCAATTTTCCGGGTCGAGGCCGGGGGCGTATAGGCGATGATGGCTTGGGCCAGCGGGGCCGACAGCTCATCGAACCCGGCCGAACTCAGGTGGTTTAGGTCAGTGTTCGAGGTAGCATACAGCGACTGGTCGAACAGCCGGTTGTACGTGGTGGCATAGGTTCCTTTTAGTCCCAGCAGATTCACGAAGTCGCAGGGAAGCTGGTTGTACTTGTTGCCGGAATTGAGAGCAACGACTTCCCGATACGGTGTCAGGCTGTTGGTGGCGACCGAATCGTCCGCATCGGTGGCGGTCATGGGGTGCGAAACCATGGCCATGAACGCCGGACTGTTGGTCGAGTCGCCAGTACGGTTGTACGCCAACGCCAGCCGGTTGATGATCGTGCGGATGTTCTCAAGGAACGCTTGGCTCGTGGGCTGCGGATTCTGGCCGGAATCGTTGGTGCCGCACAGGATGAAGAACAGGATTCTTCCGGTGCCCCCTGCCGCCCGCTGGCGATTGATCAGCTCGGAAATGTAGGTTGTCAGTGCCTTATCTGAGGTGTTGGTCAAGATGGTGGCAAGCTGGCCAGAAGTGCGGCCTCCCATGTACATCAGGTTGTTGACCGCGATTCCCTTGATCTTGCGGTAAACAGAATGGAACAGGAATCCGACATTGCCGGACACGGCGCGTGCGGCCGTACTCAGTCCAAAGCAACTGCATCGAATGGCCGCGGAATCACCGGTCGAAGTCTTGTCAAGCTCGCTGACTGACCACTTCCAAGTGCTGCCATCATTAGTGGCGACGTCTTTGGCGGTCGCAAGGTCGGTAGAACCGGCACGGATGTTCATGGTCATGGTGCCGCCACCAAGACCACGACTGTGGATCACGCGATATGAAAATGCTTGGCCGACGAACGGATGATTTGAATCCAGACCAAAGCCGCCATGAACGTGGGAGTAATACACGGGGTTGGTCGATCCCGTGCTTTCACTGAACCCGAATCCCCAGAACATGTTGTTGCTCAGGAAATCAGAACCATCCTGATTGTCGCCTGAACAGGCGCCGATGTTAAATGATTCCCGCAACTTGGCACAATTGGCGTCGGTGTTGCCGCGAAGGAAACCATCGTACAACCCACCATACGTGGTCAGACTGGTCTGGGAAACGCTGTACGCAACACCCGGATTCGTGCCTTCGGTGCTGGCTCGGACGGGAGCCCAGTCCCACCCGGTACGGTACCCAATCGATCCAGCATTGCCAGAACCCGTAAACCCGACAAACGGAGCCAGGGTGGTGGCATACAGGCTGATTCCCTCGGTCTCGACCAATGCCTTGGCAAGTCCCTCATGCCAGCCATATGCACCAAAGCCAACATTGCTGTCACCGATCACTACGATATCGAGTGAATCAACGCCGTTCTTTGCGTCTTTTAGGTATTGGCTGGCATTTCCTTGGCCGTAGATGGCACGGGTGGCGTCAAAGCTCATCAGTTACCCTTCTTGGTTGCGTTCTGCGAGATGGCCTTGGCCCAAGCGGCGGCTGCGTTGCCGCCCCAAAGGTCCCAAGCCTGACGGCCCTTGCCGTAACTGTCCCATGTCGAGCCCTTCTTGTCAACCGCATGGCGGGCAAAGAACGAAGCCATCCGCTTGACGGTATTCAGCGGCAGGCTCTTCCCGGCGGCGATGTCCCGGGCACGGGCCAACCCCACGGCGGTTCCTCCCCGGTTGCTGGGGGACGCCTCGGCCCGCTTCTTCAGGGCACGCTTGGCGGCGGCCACGGCACCGGCGGGGGGCTTGAAACTATCAGCCATTGAGGATCGCTTCCTTTCGGGCGTTAGTGATGATTCCGATGCTGACCAGATAGTCCATGCCAGCGACCGTCCGTGGATCGTCGGACACGATCTCCTGAGCGAACGAGGCGGATCGGTAGAACGTGCGGACGCCGGGGTCGGTCAGCCTGCGGGATTCGATGTCCTCAAGCTCGCTCGGGGTGAACCGCTCAAGGAACTCAAGGGGAGTCCAAGTCTTGCGGAGCTCGTCTACGGTCTTGGGCCGGACGGACCACGCTTGCCGGACACGGGCAGTCTCGACGACGTAGAACGAATCCACGGCCTGGATCGTGGGGTCATAGATCGGATTAGGGTCGTTGACTACGGGGCGGTATGACTGGGCCTTGGGGTTCCCGCTGGCAACCCATTGGGAGTACAGGTCGGGACGGATGTCCACGATCTGGTTGACGGTTCCGTTGATGACGTATGCGTATTCAGTCATTAGGCGATCCTTCGGGTGTGGTCGGCGACGGTCGGGGTGCTATTGACGTTGATGGTACGGGTAGCCATGAGATCATAGACCTCACGGACAAGCGGGATGTACAGGACAAGATTTCCGGGACGCACCAACGACGGGCGAACGCCTCGGCTAAGGGAGTAGATCTCGTCGTCATTCAGGTCAGTATCCCAGATCGCACATTCGGCAATGCGTCCTTCCATGTGAAGCGCATATGTTCCGTTTCGCCGCCTCGCACCGATCAGGGTTCTATTTATGAACCCACCAAACGAGGAGAGCGTGGTTGTGTTGGTTGCCTTTGAGCCTCCATCTATAAACGCAGCTCTATTAGACAAATCCGTAAACACACCTGCGGCGTGGTGCCACGTTCCAGTGCTCGGTGCAGTTGCAGTGGTGGCAGTTGCCACAACTCCGCCGACTTCGCCGGACGCATATACACCACTTGAAGATGCTCCGATGACTTGAAACTGGTTTCCTCCGCTTGAAGAACCGAATCCAAGCAATGTTCGGTTTGCGGTAAATGAGTCTGCATTGAACCAACAGGCCATGGTCAGCGGAAATGCCGTAAGGATTGCATTGTTGATTTCGTACCGCTGGCTCAGGCTTGAGTCAAAGTCAATAGACATTACGCAGCACTCCTGACCTCGACGGCGATGACTTGGGCGTCGCCGGACATGGTGTCATTGGTGGTGTCGCTGGCCTCGCGGTAGACCTTGAGCCGGTAGGCGTCGCCCGCCACGGTCGAGTCAATCGTGGTGATCGTGATCTCGGTGACGGTCGGGATGCCGCTTGTCCCGTTGGCGGTGCCGTTCAGTTCGGCGACCGTGTCGAACGAGTCGCTGTCCAGGTCGGTGTTCATCCGCTCGAACGCGACCCCCCACCGAACGTCACCGCTCGTGGCGGTGTCGGCCATCCAGTGGATGCGGACCTTCAGGCCGGACCCGAGGCTCGCGGCCTCGGGCATGATGCCGACGAACGTGGTGCTCTCGTCGGTTGTGCCGCCGTCAAACTCCAGAACGGCGATGTTGTTCCGGGTGTCGAGCGTGGCGAAGTTCGTGGCCGGTGGCTGAGCCTGCAGCGGCGTGAACACCGCATAGGTCTTGGTACCACCACCCGTACCACCAGGAGCGGCAGCCCACTTCAGGCCCGTCGCCGTCGAGGAATCGACGGTGAGAACGTGGTCGTTGGTACCGCCGACCTGCAACCGGATGTTGTCGGTACCGTCGTAGACGATGATGTCGCCCTTGGTCGTGGTCGGTGCCAAGGCGTCGAATGCGGCGGTGGCGGCTGTCTGTCCGGTTCCGCCCTTGTTGATCGGGACGGTGGACTCCGTAGCGACAGTGCCAAGACCAAGACTAGTACGGGCATCACTCGGCGACTCGTTCTTCCACAGGCTGGTTGCGTTGTCATAGACGAGGAAGTGGTTGTCGGCAACGCCGCTAATCAGGACATCGTGAAGTTCGTTGAGTTCCGAGTAGTTGATGACCTTGACGTAGACCCGACCGGCAGAGCCGTTACTGGCTGCGACCACCCATCCCAAGAAGACCCCGTGGGCTGGCTGGGTGGGTCGGGTTGTCGTGAATGCACCGGTCGTCTCGCTGAGCCACAGGGCCGCACCGTCGGTGAACGATGCGGTTGGGACGTTGGACAGTCCGGTCAACTCGCCTTCGACCATCATGTATCCGGTGGTCGAGTTGGTAATCGTGGTGGCGGCGATGCCGATGGTTCCGCTCGAAGTGGCCTCGACGGAGGCGTCGGCAAGTTCGACCTGAAGATGCGTGCCGCTCGATCCGGTGATTCGGATAACATCGCCCTTGCTGATCGTACCGGCAGACGCCTTGCGGACGGCGTGCATGATGGCCTCGTTCACGTTGGACGAGTACGTTCCGGTCGTGACCGTAACGCCCGCAAGCGAGCCGCCGGTGATGGTCACGCTGCTGGCCGCCTGCGTGGCGATGGTGCCGAGACCCAAGGTGGTCCGCTGGGCGGCGGCGTCGGCATCGTCCAGCAGGGCACGACCGGCCGAGGTGCAGGTGATCTCCTCGACATCGCCGGAACCGGCGGTGGCACGGCCAAGCAGCTTGTCGGTGGCGATGTTCTGCATCTTGGCGAACGTCACCGCGTCGTTGGCGATGGTCGTCGCGTTTCCGTTGGCCGAGGCGGTCACGTCGCCGGTCAGGGCGGCACGCTCGAACGCAACCTGGCCGCCGGTGGCCCAGTTGGCAGTGACCGATGTCGAGTCGGTGACGACACGCTCGGCGGTAAGGGTGCCGTTGGCGGTCTTCACCAGATAGTCGGCGTTGGTCGGGGCACCGCCACCGCCGCCGCCAGTGATCAGTACGCCACCGGCAGTCGATCCGTCACCGATATACAGTTCATCGGTATCGGTGATCCACAGCGGTTCACCTGCCAACGGTGTGACGCTGGTGCGGTCTGCGTCCTCTCCCCGGCGGAACTGTAGGGCCATTAGGTAAACACTCCCATGTCGATGAACAGGTTACTGGGATCTTCGACGGTGCCGAAGTCCATGGTGAAGTACGGGTTGGGGTCGTCAATCGTGCCGAACCACAGGCCCAGTCCGATGACGGGGAACTGTCCGCCCAACCGACCGGCGAGGAAACCACGGGTCACGTTCAGCGGCAGTTCCCGGCGGATCAGGGCGATGATGGCATCCTGCTCGATTCGCGTGAACATTTCAGGCCTCCCCGACCGTGACGTTGGCGTCGATGTCGCTGTTGTCGATCCAGATGGGAGCGAAGTGCGGGATCGCCATGTTCAGTTCCTTCTCGGTACGCTCGTTGACCAGCACATAGTCGAACCAGATGTCCTCAAGGGTGCCGACCTCGAACTCGATGGCCATCTGCTCGGACTCGTGCCACCGCCAAGATCCCTCGATCCACTCGGACTTGTTCCCACGGCGGAACAGCCGGTCCCAAGCGGACACGAAGATCATGGTGCCGCCCATGCCCTTGATCAGCTTGCACTCGTTCTCGTACCGGACGTCATCGAACAGGACCAGGGTCTCACGCCAAGCCTTCAGGTTCCCGGCGGCGTCGCACTTGACGTACCGCTCATGCTCGTAGGATGAAACCTGCAACAGCTGGTTGGCGACCTTGCTGACCCAGTAGTCCGGGCCGGTCACGCCGGGCCGGTACTTGGGATCTCGTCGGCACTCGCCCCAACGCTGGGCGACCTCGCGGTACTTCTTGGGGTCGCCATCCTTGGTGATGCCTGCACGCTTCAATGCGTCCTTCAGGGGACCGGCAAAGGACATTCTTACAACACGGTATCCATTCTTCATGGCCCACCGTTCCATCAACTTGCATGACTCGGTCTTCCCCGACCGGGCCAGACCGGCGAATCCGATGATCTTCATGCGACCCCTAGTGGCACTCGGCCCAGTTGTTTCCGACACGGTATGCTCCGTCCAAGGGACAGCCGGGGGTCAACTCCTGACCCGCACGGACGATGCAGGAAACCGCAGCCTTGCCGACTTCCTCGGCGATCTCGGGCTCGCACTCGACCTGCCACTCGTCATGGATGTTGGCCATGATTCCGTAGCGGTTTGCGTAACGGTCCTCCAAGATTCCATGGAAATGGATCAGTGCCTGTTTCATGACCACGGCACCCGCCGATTGCAGCAACAGGTTCAACGCCATGTGATCGCTGCGAACAGGGAGCGAACGACCGTCCAGACCCACCAGATGTCCCTTGGCGGCAACTTCATACTTCAGCCTTTCCTTGAGCTTGGCGAACGCGGGGACGCCCCGCTCGAACTGCTCCTTGAGCTTCTTCCCTTGGGCTGCCGACCCGTTGACGATCTTCCCGACCTTGGCGTCGCCTGCCCCGTAGAGCGTCCCGTAGATGAACGTCTTCGCTTGGTCTCGGGTAGGCAGTCCTGCCATCCTTTGGTTATGACTATGGATGTCACCCGTCGTGACCGTTCGGGCGTAGGCACCGGAGTCCCATTCTGCCAGATAGTGGGCGAACATTCGTAGTTCAAGACCGGAAGCGTCAATGCCAACCTCGACCCATCCTGGTCGAGTTGGGCGAAAAAGAGATCGGCACTCTCTTCCGTAGGGTGAACCCACGGCTGGCACCTGCGCCATGTTTGGATCACTGTGCGACATGCGTCCACTGACGCACCCGTTAGTGTTAACGCTACCGTGGACCCGGCCATCCACAGTATTGTCCAGCCATTGTCTGATTTGGGCAATGCGTTTCTCCAGTAGAAGATGCTTCTCCATCAGCCGGGCCTCGGGCCACGGCATGTCGGCCAACACCGACTCGTCAATCTTGGGCTTGCCGCCATCGGTGAGAACCTCGGGTTCCCACCCGTGCCGCTGGGTCATCCGCTCGGCGAACTGCTGCCGACTGCTGGGATTGAACGGCTCGTACTTGACCTTGGTCTTGAGCTTGATTTCCTTGGGCGGAAAGCTTTCCTGCAGGGCCGCTTGATTCGTGGCCATGTCCGATTGGAGTTGGGCCATCAGCAGCGATGCTCCCTGCTCATCGAACCCGAAGCCGTTGTCGAGCTGATCGGCAATGACTCGGGCCACCTTGACCTCAAGGTCATAGGACCTGCTGAATCCGGTGGCTCTGGATCCGAGGTGCCGGTACACGGCGGCGGTCACGCGGACGTCTTGCATGTTGTACTTCAGCATGTCCCAGGTGAAGGTGGACCAGTCGGTCGGCGGCTCGCCCTTGGCGACACCAAGGAAATCCCCCCAGTCACTGAGTGAATTTCCACCAGCAGGGTGGGTATACCGGTCTGGATATAGCAGCCGACTGAGAACGATGGTGTCATGGACATCGGGGTGACTGAACCCGAGCAACCGGCGGAGAACCGGCATGTCGAACAGGATGCAGTTGTGCCCGATGATCCGGTCGTAAGACGCCAGCAGGTTCAGCCCCTCGGCAATACCCGAGGGGCCGAACCCGTGGACGTCTCCGGTCTGCAGGTCGAGGATCGACAGGCAGTGGACCTTGCGGGCGGTCGTCAACAGGTTGTCGGCCTCGATGTCGAAGATCGCCCTACGCATGGTCACTTCTCCGTGGTCTTCTTCTTGGTGGCCTCAAGGATCTCGACGCGACGATCGAGTTCGGCGGTCAGTTCCTTGAGTTCCTTGACGTGCAGGTTCAGGGCGTTGATCTGGTCGGTCAGTTCCTTGCCGTAACCGGCTTGGACCTGCAGTTCCTTGATCGCGGCCTTCAGGGTATCGACCTGCTGAAGAAGTTGCTTGGCGTTATAGGCAGTGTAACTGGGGAAGTTGTCAGGAATCTCGATCATTGATGTCTCCAAGAAGTGCGTTCCATGATACCGGGAACGTGGCGGTCATGTGAAAGTTGATGCTTGCTGCGATGCTGCGTGTCTCCTGCTGGGCGTGTGGGTCCATACGCAATCGGCACACGCGACTGAATGCGTACAGGCTGCCGGTCCACCACCATTCGGTGTACGTCCCCTGCGGCAGGACGGCACGGGCCTGCTCGGGGGCAACGCCGTCAGCGATCAGGCGACTGTACTCGTCCACGGCTTCCTGCATGATAGCCCAAGTCCGTGGCTGCAAGGGAACCTGACCGTCGCCGGAGCCCTGCTTGATGCTGCCCTCGGGGCGGGTTCGCCACGATCCACGGGGCAGCCAGAAGTCAGGCTCGTCGTCCACGTACCGGCGGGACACCTCGTTCCAGACCATGCCGACCTGGTGCTTGCCGAGCTGGCGAGCGACGAAGATCGGTGCACGGATGTGGAAGGTTGCCTGTGGGTGGGCAAAGGGGGTCCAGTGCCGGTTCCGTGCGAGGTAGTGGATCAGGCGGACGTCGGCATCCTTAAGGATCTTGTGGTTCTTCGGCACATAAGTGTCGGCCTCGTGATCGAACTCTTCGGTTTCGTACCGAATGTATGACGATTCTTTGGCGAACGATACCCGTGCCGCATTGACGACGGTCAGGTCGTCACCCATCCAGTCGATCATGGTAACGTCAGGCATGAGCATCAACCCACATCATTTTATGTTTGAACGCATGAAGGGTAAAAACCCTACCCGCATGGCGGAGAAGCGTCAAGTCTCGATCGTCAGGCATTATTAGAAGATCTCCTGCAGTGCCTCGAGGTTCGCACGCTGCTGCTTGTTGTCCGGGTCGAACATGATCTCGCCGTCCGCATCGACCGCGAATCCGATCTCGCTCAGTTTACCGGATGCGGCCTCGTAGTGCAAGGCCGTAGCGATCCCGGTCCTGCCGGTGAAGCGGTTCTTCAGCACCCGGATCACCGAGGTGTTGGCCTTGATCGGCTCGGGGTCCTGCCGGTCACGCTCCATGGCGATGACGATGTTCGGCACCGACCCGAGCGAGCCCGACCCACGGAGATCCTGCAGGGTAATCCGGGCTCCCTCCTCGTAGCCCTTCCCCTGCGAGGTCTTCCGCAACTGGGAGATGACGTCGAGGTGGACACCGGTACGCTCGACAAGGGACCGCATCTGCTTCATGAACTCGTCAATGACCAGCCGCTCACCACCCGGCTCGTCGGCGGCCATCATGCCGGTCACGGCTGCGGTGATGTGGTCCAGGATGATCACCCGACATCCCAAGGAGACCGCCATGTACTCCATGCGGCTCAGCAGGTTGCCGTAGTCGTGGCTGCCCATGTGGTCGTACACGAACAGCGGCAGCCGGTTGATCGTCTCCCGTGCCTGCTCGTACTGGGACTCGTCCAAGTAATCGGTGTCGATGGTGGGTCTTCCAGTGCTGACCCGCAGCCGGTTCAGGGCTTCGGTCGCACGGATCTTGCGCACCGGCTTGCCGACCAGCAGGGACACGAGGTCGTCCACCGTCTCCTCGGGCGACTCCTCCAGCATGATCATCCCTACGGGGCGCTTGCTGTTCAGGTGGTGCATGGCCAGCTCGCGGACGATCGTGCTCTTGCCCGAGCCCGTGCCCGATGTCCACAGCACGATCTCGCCAGACCGCTGCCCAATCAGGAAGTCGGTCATCGAATGCCACGGGTATTCCCACACGTCGCAGTTCTTGCGGCTGCCTGCGGCGATGTCCGAGACATGCAGGATGCCATCGGGGTGGTAATGTGCAGCCTGCCACAGGCAGTCGATCATCGCCTTGCCTTCGGAGTTCAGCCACATCTCGTTGGCGTCCTTCCTCGGGAACGATGCGATGCGAGCCCGTCCGGGCGGCAGGATCTCGGCCACCGCCTTGGCCGCAGCGCGACCGGCCTCGTCCATGTCGAACGCCAGCACGATCTCCTCGAACGCGGTGACGAAGTCAAGGTTGTCCTTGATCGCTTGGACCGCACCGGCTGCACCGTTCGGGACGGACACCACGGGCCACCGGTTGTCCTGTGCCTGCGAGATCGTCAGGCAGTCGATCTCGCCCTCGGTGATGGTCAGTCGCTTGCCGCCAGCACGCCACAGGTGCTGGCCGAACAGCTCGACGCCACGCATGTTCCCGTCGCACGAGAACCGCTTGCCGGGGTATCGGATCTTGTGGGCGACGACCGTGCCTCCCTTGCGGTACGGGGCAACCTCGACATCCCCGTCCATGCCATACCCGAACTTGCGGCAGGTGTCGGCACCGATGTTGCGGTGCGGCAGGTCGCACGGCACGGGAGTGTGGTCGAATCGGTCTTGAGTCGTCGTTGGTTGAACGGTCTCGGTCATCTTGTTTCCGTTGGTGTGGTACCCACATGCAAAGCAGTGGGTGTGGTTGTCGTCAAAGACGACCAGGTTGTCACCGGTTTCGTCTCGTCCGCTTGCCCTGCACCTTGGGCAGGGCTGTTTCCTTAGCGGCTTGGATCTGTAGGTCTGCCCATCCGTGCGTCTCATCCGTGAAGTCCTTGGTTACGGTCAGGGAGATGACCTGCTTGTCGTCGTGCCATGCGTGTCCGTTGAGCGAATCGAGGTAGGCCTTGGCGTAGTTGTCAACGTCACCTATGGGATACAGCAACTTGCTGGTCTTGGGCTTGCGGACGAACACGTTCAGGATCACCACAAGCGGCCCGACCATGGGCTGGCGGCCCGCAAACAACTTGCGGACCACCAGCTCCATGGCCGTACGGAACACCCGGTATGTCTTCGGATAATACGTTCCCCAGCGACTGACCTTGGGTCGGGCGGCGGGTACCGGATCACCGGGCAGGCGTAACTTGATCATCAGAAGGGGATGTCAGTCGAGGAGGAATCGACAACGGGGAGATCATCAGGGAATGCGTCGGCGGCGTTGGCGGTCACTCCGGTCCCACGCTCGACCACCTGCACGCCGTTGGGATACGCCTTGACCCCGAAGCCCATGGCCGTCTTCCACAGCCCGAGGGAGAAGGCCACCCGGATCTTGTCGCCGCCCCACGGTTCCTTGCACACCTGCTTGGCGGTGTCGAGCACGGGGATCGGCTTCAGGTTCCCGTCACGGACGGCACGCTTGAACGTGATCTGGACCTCGCCACGCTCGGTGGTCTTGATCCAAGGGATCTCGGTGATGGTCTTGCCGATACCCTTGGCCAAGTCGGTGGCGGCCTTCTGGATCGACTTGACCAGCGCCTTGGTCTCGGCGGCCTGGCCATCGAGGACCAGCGTGGCCTCGTAGTTCGTGGTGCCGAACCGCTCGTCGCTTCGCGGCTTCTCAAGGTGGCACCACTTGGCGGTGCCAACGGGGGTGACGAACTTGGTGGGGGAGAACGTGATGGGTGAGGTCTTCTTCATGTGTGTCAGTCCTTGTTGGTGATAAGTGAGGTCAGCAGGTTGATGAGTTGCTCGTGGGCGTCGCCGCCCACACGCTTGACGACGGGATCAGTTACCAGGTGCAGCAGTTCGTGTACGACGATGTTCTCCGTATTGGGTTTCGGCAGGGGTTCGATGAACTGTTTGGCGTGCTTGGGGTGGACGATGCGGATGTGGGCCACCCGCTGCAAGGTCTCGTATTGGATGTCGCCATAGGCGATCTCGTCGGAACCGTACTGGAACTCCTTCATGTCCACGAACGATGCGGTGATCGTCCATGCCGTCAGGCCCAGCCGGTCCTGCCACTTCTTGACGATCTTGTTGAGTTGTGCCTTGGTCATCAGAACTTCCTGAGCATGTTACCACCCGGAACGGGTTCCGGGCGAGGGCGAGTCATGGCGGCCTCGATCTTGCCGCTGCATCCAAGCAGGATGCGGCAACACGTCATGGTCTTGTCCTCCAGTTGTTCAATGGGGGTTCCGGTCTCGATCAGCGATTTCATCATGGCCGTGACCATGATCTGAATTTCCTTGCTCGTCATCGTTCGCTCCAGATTGTGTAGATGAATATCGTGGCCAGCATCAAGAAGAACAGGGTGACAACGGTGGTTGCAATCATCGGCGATACTTCTCCTTGGGTCCGCACTGCATGATCTCATGGAACGGGATGCCGTCGATGACGACGCCGCAACCCAGCACCGGCTTGCGGATCATGTTCTGGCCGTACCGCATTGCGACATGCTCAATGTCCACCCCGCATCCGACATCCATTCCGAACACTCGGTTGGTCGGACCAGCGAGCCAGTGTACCCCGGCTTGGCTGTGATGGTGGCCCAGCACAGTAGACTGCATTCGGAGCATGGCCGTACGCCAAGAGGGATTGACCCCCGAGGTCCCGGTCCCGTGGGTGTAATGCACCTTGTCGATGGTGTGCTCTCGCACCCACTTCCAACCGGGGGTATGCCAGACATCAGCGTAGTCCTTCAGGTAAACGGGCGGGATCTTGACGGTGGAGGCCATGCGGGTGATCCGCTCGTCGTGGTTGCCGATGGTGACGATGGCCTTGGGAAACTCATTGTACCACCGATTGATCTCCTTCAGGGCTTCCTCGTACTCACGCTTGCTGTCCTTGGCCGAGACATCGGCGGGGTGCCGTGAGATCTGGTGGATGTCCACGACATCTCCGATGAACACGGTGGTTTCGGTTTCCCACGAGTCACGGACATCGCGAATGAAGTTCATGTACTTGGGATGAACGGCTGGTAGGTGCAGATCCCCGATTACAAGCGTCCTCATATCGCTCCTTGAGTAGCAGTCGGCCGCGTTCCTTGCGGCGGGTCATCGTCGTCACCGGCACGCCGACGATGGCGGCCGCTTCCTTGACGGTCATGTCCTTGATCACGGTCAGGTACAGGGCTTCCTTCAGGCTGTCGTTCTCAAGTCTATCGTACAACGTCCCCAAGAGTTCCAAGTTTTCTGATCTTTCGTGCATTCCTGTTCTCCGTGCGGCGGTGGTTCTGGACCGTGCTGACCAACGCCCGGAACATGTACGACAGTGTACACGACTCCGGGTTGTCGGAAGCCAGGCAGCGTGCGATGGCGGTGTGCACGACATCACGACGGTCTTGATATGGGACGCTGATCCGGGTCTTGACGAACGTCATCAAGGCCGGGTAGTTGGCAGTTACTTGTGCTTGCTTGGTCATGTGAAGAAGTACTTGGATTGTCGGATGTCCTCAAGGTTCAGTTTACCCATCGCCGGAGGATCGGGCAAGTCCGGTATCCGCTTGCGAAGCGAGGCGGCGAAGTCATGCAGCAACGGGTTCTCGTGCATGGCGATGAACTCGTCACGAACCACCCTGTGCAGGATATCGACACGACCGGCATGGACGCCGATGGAATCGTGAATCCATGCCGAGTGTTTCCACTGGCGTTCCTCGAAGTTCAATGCCACCGCCATCAGGTGGGCCGCATCGTACGAGTGGATCAGGTTGGCCACGATCCCACGGATCTGGGCGGCGACGTCCAATGCCCGGTCCTTGGCGGGCACCAGCACCGAGCACCGGTGCAGTGCGGTCTTGATCTCCCTGCGGTCCTTGATCAAATAGGCTTGGCACACGGGGAATCCCTGCGGTGCTGTCCATGAGATGGGGTGTCCCTGCTCGGCCATGCGTTCCGTGGCATCCTGAAGCCAACGCATCAGTTCGGCTGACTTGACCACGACGTTACCGATGGCGTCACGGATGGAGCGTGCGAGATACCCGGCGATGGTCCGGGTGTTGTCGGCCATGTCATCGAGGTCGCCGTCCTGAATCAGGGCCAACTTCATGCCGAACCCGGAGATCCCGTAGGGGTACGCAAGGGTGCATCGCTTGACCATCTTGCGGGTGACTTGATCCTTCAGGACGGTCCACGGCTCGGGGGTGTCATGCTCGCTCTTGGCGGGCTTGGTCGCTGCGTCCCGGCGGATCAGTTCGTTGACGGCCTTGGCCACCCGGTCGTACATGTCCTGCGGGACGGGGCTGGGCACCAGGTTGACCGCCTCGCCGCCCACCTCGTCACGGGTCAACGCACTCAGGTGCTGCAGCCCGTTGTTGCTGCCGTCGATGTACACGCAGACCGACGACATATGGGTCTCGGGAGAACCCGACAGCAGGGCCGCGTTCAGGTCAAGCATGGCGGCGACGAACTGCACGGGGTCGTCGTACTGCATCCACCGCTTGTCCTCATAGGGGTCGAACGAACGCTTGGCATAGTGCTTGACCCAGTTGTCCATGGTCCACTTGATCCGGTCGTCCACCGAGATCTTGTCCATGCCTGCACTGTTCGCCAAGGAGATCATCAGCGAGAACAGGCCGGTCTTCCCCAAGGCCAGCGTCTCGCTGAACATCAGCAGCCCACGGCACAGGTCATCGCCTTGGGGGTGCAGGTACGACGGCAACGGGTACACACGGCCCCGGAAGTCGAGGTTATGGGGGAACCAGATGTCCTGATCACGGTACTTGTGGGCGATGGACAGCGTGCGGATGGTCGAGAATCTCCGTGAGTTGTCCTGATCACGGCGACGCCAGAACTCACGCCCGTGCTTCTCCCCCTTGGGGACGGCCTCGGAGGTCGCCGGAGGCAGCCCGGCCACCCCGCCACCGTTGGACCACAGCCGTTGCATGATGTCGAGCACGGCCCCGTTGATCCGCCATGGCGTGGACTGGATGTAGTTCAGGGCTTCCAGCGGAACCTGCATCGAGGGAATGTCATAGTCCACCTCGTGGTTCCCGAAGGCGTCCCTCACCAGCGGCTTCTGGATGAACAGGTATCCGCCCGTACCCTCGGTGGTCCAGTCCACCGGAGGCACCAGCATGGGCGGCAGCACCGGCTTCAGGATCTCAAGGTTCGAGTGCTGGCTGAGCAGCTCGTCGAGCACCTCGGGCTTGGGCTCGATGCGTACCTCACGCTGGGGACCATGGGTCTTGCAGTACCGCAGGTTGAACATCTTGGTGCTGTCCACCGCAATCCGAACAAGGGCACCGCCAAGCAGCAACTTGTCCGAGATGGTCCACTTGATCGGCTTCATCCCGGCCTTCTTGTAGATCTTCCTGATCTCAAGGTCCGACCAGTTCTTCTTGCGGATCTCGGTCTGCCCGAACCGTTCCTTGTTGTGAGCACGGATGGCGTCGTACATCAGTTCGGTGCGTACCCCACCGGCCACATCGATCTGGATCGAGGTGGACTTACGCTCGTCCCTCCAGTCGAGCATCTCGGCCAGCGTGATCAACGCCAACTTGTCCGACGAGATGACCATGAAGGGTGGCCACCATGTACCCGGACGACCACGACTCTTCATGGCCTTGAGGATGCGGCGCTTCTCGGCCTCGATGGCAGGCACCATGCGCTCCAGGGCCTTGCCGATGATCTTCCGCTCGGGCGTGTTGTGGACCGACCGTCGTTGCGATGCGATGTACCGATACCGGGCGACGCCCTGCTCGATACCGTCAAGTTCGTTGCTCTGTTCGATGGAGTACAGGTCACTGTTCATTATCGGACACCCCGTTTTGAACGACGCCAAACATCAATGGTCGGTACATAAGCGGTACTTGGGACGATTCTAAGATCGGATCTTAGATCTGCCAAGGTGCTGTATGTCAAGGCATTAGATCAGGTTGTAGATCAGATCTAAGATCAGGTACTAAGATGATGATATCAGATCATCTGATAAGAACTGATCTAAGTGCGCTACTAAGTAGAGGATTATATCAGGTGATTGAAGATCAGATGTAGGTCAGATCTTAGGCCTGATCCTAAGCCGGTACTTAGGGCTGATCTAAGTTCTACCTACATCAGCCCTAAGTACTGCTCTTAGTACTCTCTTGGTTTCTCCAAGAGTCAGCACTAAATACCCTCCAGCGCCTTGATGACGTCTATGACCTTGTCGTACATCGGATCGCTGGGCAGGACGGGATCGGATACACCGTGTTGGAACAGTGTATACTCACACCACTCGTCATTCGACTGGCTGACCACGCTCCACCAGGTACCGTCCGTGTATCGGACACGATATTTCATCGTCTTCATCTCACTCAAGATCTCCACCTCCATGTACTTATTGCCCATTGACGTTCCTCCACTGGATGTTGAACCGCCGGTCACGCTCGGCCAGCATCGCATCGGCGATGTCGGCCACCTCGACTACCGTCATGCGGTTGGGCTTGTCCCGTGTGGTGCCGGGATGGTAACTCATCCCCAGCACCGACGAGACATACACATCCCACGCCACCATCCGAAGATGATCCTGTTCACTCATTGGGACTCACCTCATTGATCCACTGCCTGAAGTGGCTGGTCTCTACGATCGCCTCGAACACCTCGTCGGGATTGTATTTGGTGCTGCACTGCTGGCACGACTCGACCAGCGGTGTCGGGTCGGTCACGTCACCATCCTCGGGCAGGATGGACAGCTCCTTGATCCACCATTCACCCACCTCACGGTCCTCGACATCGGGCGTGGCCGAGTCACCTGGGTACACCGTACGCCAGATCTCGACCACGGCCTCGATGTACACCATCCATCGCTTGCCGTCGAGCACGATGGTCTCGGCCTCCTCGGCGACGTAACGTCTCTCGAAGACTTCAGAGATCAGCACGGTTCCACTCCTTGGCCGCCATCATGGGCAGCACGAACGTGTCGGGGCTGGGGAATGCGACGTCGGCGAACACCGCCGACATGATGCTACGCTCGACCTCGGACCAGTCAGCGGGCAGGGGCAGGTCGAGCAGACGCACCTCGACATGGCCGGGGTTGTACGGTGCGGCGTTGTCGTGCATGGGCTTGTCGTCGGTCACGGTCATGACGAACCGGTGACCACGGTACTGGCCGTAGTAACGTCGGACGATGTCGTGCGGGCGGGTGTTCAGGATCAAGTCATTCATCGATCGTCTCCTTGAAGTTCAGGTCAAAGTGCTTGCGATAGAAGTCACGGGCTGCATCATACCCCTTGCAGAATTTCAGGTGAGCCACCTCGGCGATCAGCGTCTTGATGGCCGTCCTGTCGAACTCGGCCATCTCGATCTGGTTGACCAAACAGAACAGGTCACGCAGTCGGGTATCCGATGTCAGTCTTTCGGTCTGCTCGTTCATAGCTGCTCCTCGATGTAGTTGGCGATGGTCGTAAAGGGGAACTCGTGCTTGTCGTTCAGGTCGGATATGTACGCGATCTCGTCCGTGTCCGGGTACAGAAACACCACCGGATTGGATTGGGGCATGTCGGCCCATTCCATGACCGACAGCGGCGGCATCTGGGTCAGGCCGCACTCACCGTACTTTACAATGTCACCGAGACCACCGACACTGGTCGTGACCCCGGCCTCGACGGCCAGCTCACACAGGACGCCGAGAGCGCAGCAATCGCCGTGCTCGTTCTTGAGTACGGTATTGCCTTGCCTGTACTTGCCCGACCGCAGGGCGTCGATCCACAGTTGCTTGACTTCGGGATTCATCACTTGGTCTCCTTGAGGATGGTCTCACGGAACATGTTCAACGGCCACTTGTACTCGGTGTCGAGCAGCCCGAGGATTCGGATCTGCTCGTCGGTGCTGAGCTCACGGAAGTGGAATGACATGCGATCGAACGCACGGTACGCCAGTTCCAGCTTCTTGGTCTGTGTCTCGATGTCCATCAGTCGTTCTCCGCACGGGGTTCGGTGGGCAGGTCGTTGGTCCGGGCGAACTCACGGTCGGCACGGTCTACCATGTCGTCCTCAAGGTCGGAGATCAGGTAGTCCCAGCCGTACTCCGAAGCCACCTGCGATGGCGACGATACCACCTTGCGGAAGTCGCAGTTGGTCTCGGCCACCTCGATGCACAGCGTGACGCGGGCCTCGTCACGCTCCTTGCGGACGGTGGCGTTGTCCGCCTCGACCCCCTTGGCCCACGACCGGACACGCTCCAGTTCCTCGGCCAACTCGTCCACCTGCTTGAGCAGGTCTGCGTTGTACCTCTTCAGGGCGTGGAAGTTGAACCGCAGGTGCTGCCATTCCATGTCGTCCATGTGTCTGCTCCTGGCCTATCGGCCACTATGAAACTACCGGCACGGTGCCGGGAAACCCCGATGCCGCATGCCTGCGACACCGGGGCAGAAAGAAAGGGTATCGTCTCACCAGATCTGGTCAATCGACCCGTCGTCATGGCATCGCACGATGATGCTCGCGGGGTCGTGACCGACCGGTATGTCAAGTCCGTTGTCTTCGATGATGGTCGCCATCCACTGGGCGTGGCTCAGTCCCTGTGCATGGTTGTACAGCATGGCTTCATAAGCCAGCGTACCTAGGGAGACCACCCGTCCGTCGATTGATCCGTCCATGTGTCACCTCAGTGCTTGGGGTATACCACGACCTTGGCCGACGAGTCCCAGCACGTCCGGCATTCAAGGCACTTGCCGCCCTGCGTATATGCCGGGCACATGTTCGCTCCCTCGGAGCGACGACGCTCCGAGTACTCATCGGTCATTGCCACCTCGGAACTGCAATCGAACTCGGCTGGTGCTGGGGTGTCCATCAGTGCAGCCGACACCCGTACCGTCAGGTTCGGGGGGAACTGCCCGTGCTTCGCAACCCACCGACGCACGATACCTACCTCGCGGGTGGGCAGCCAGTGCTGCACCCTGGGCGTCAGCATGCACACCTGCACGATGTTCGTCAGGTGGTTACCGTCCTGCAGGTCACCCGAGTCATGCCACCGGAACCACATGTTGCCAGTGGCACGGATGGCCGAAGCCATCGCAGCCACCCAACGAGGATCGTACAACGCCTGATACCTACGCTCCATGGCAGCACGCACGCCGGGCCATGCGTAGTTACCCTTCATGGCGTAGCACTTGCTGCAGGTGCTGCCCTTCACCTTGCGCAGTGCGGTGCCCACCGTACATCGGCGGGCGTCGAGGGAGATGCCGAAGCACGGCATCTTGCCGGGCTTGGACAACCCGCCCACGATGTCCCAAGCATCCTTGGGATCCACCTTCAGGGTGGGGTCATGGACTGGGATACGGGTTTGCTCGACCTGTACCTGGGGGAGCGAGATTGTTGTCACTGTACCCTTCCTTTCCATGGGGTTATCCCACATGTTCACGAACGAACCTGGTCACCTCGACCATGTCCGCATCAGACACTTTGTCACCGTCGGGGGTGACGCCATCCTCGAACACCGAGGCCAGCATCGCCCGTACCTTGGGCTGCGTCACCTTGGTACGGGCGAACCAATCGAGCATCGCAAGGTAGCGGGGCTCGTCGTTCGCCAGCCACAAAGTAACATTCCAAGTCGCACGATTATGCCATCCGTTCATACTTCACCTCCACAGGTATCACAGGTGTATCCGTACGGGTCCGTCGTGAAGATCGGAATAACCCGTTCCTTGTTCGTGTTCGTCATGTCCTGCGGCAGCCGGTGTTCATCCGGTACCGCAGGCGTACGCCAGTCCCGAGTCAGTTCACCCGAGTCGAACGCCGCCACGGTACAACCCGGGCAGCACACCGCCGAATTGAATGAGTAGCCCCTGATTCTCACTGGTCACCTCCGTATACCCGTTCGTATGTCCGCTGGGCAGCCTGCCGCGTACCTTCCGAGAACGCCTCGGGGAATGACAGCACGACGGCGCACCATGAGCAGTCCTCTTCGAAGTACTGGTCACCGGTGAATGACAACTCCCGGTACTTCTGTGGCATGGCAGCGTACCTATCCTGCGATACCTGGAATCCGCCGTGACCCGGCGCGTCGATCCACACGATACCTTCGGCAACCGCCTTGACCGAAGCCTTACCTTCCCACGGGCATACCCTGTCGGGCATGTACCTGCAATCCACCTTGCGCATTGAATCCTACCTTTCCGTTAGTCGTTGACCCATTCCATGAGGGACGCGAAGAGACCCGCGAGACCGATGATCCCGCCGATGAGCCCGGCGAACATGATGAACTCCAGCATACCTACCTACCTTTCCGCCCCTGGTCGGGGCATGGTTGAAATGAAATCCCCGTAGCACCTTTCGATGCTACGGGGATCGTTACGGACCTACCTAGTGTCCGTTGTGTCTATGTTGTATCTCGATTCTATAGGTACCTGGCACCCTTGCTATCGGGTCCGATGGTACCTACCTACCGCATTGCACGACCGGCAGAGATTGACCGGCTCCCGATTCGGCGGATACCTGGGTATCGACCTACCACGATACCGAAAGCGTATCGTACGGGGTCATTCGTGCTGGGTACTTGCGTACCCGAGCGGGTTACTTTATCGGCAAGCGTCCGTCACGCCATGATTCTGCCCTGTTACCCCATGGGACACTACCTACCGCGTACCTAGGGGACCATTCCTACCTTCGGGGATTCGTCCGTTGCGGGGGCGTAGTACGCTTGCCCGACGGTCGATTCCCGTACGGATCCATTCCGATGCCGGATACCTAGTGTCCGTGCAGTCTTTCTGGTGCTGCGGGGGACCATTGAGATCGATGCGGGGTAGCGGGGAATGCCGCACTATGCGCCCAAACCGGGCGCCCCTACCTTGCGGATTCGGCATGCGGGGCGGGTACGCCTAGCATGCTTCGGCCGTTCGGTCCGATCCGTGTCCCGTGCGAATCGGACCCGCGGCGGGAATCCCGGACCCCGTAGGGTTTCCGGTTCCTCGCGGACCCGATCCGGCCCCTTGCGGGGACGGGCGATAGTGCGAAACCGCCCCGACCCCGTTAGGGGGCGGAGCGGGTAGGGGGCGATCAGACGGCCGAAGTAAAGCGCTCGACTCGGCGGGGATTCTCCCCGACGAGCATGGCGCAGGCCACGCGAGCGGGGACGACGATCCCGGCTTCGGTGCGGACGGAACGGCCGAAAGCCGGCACTGGGAATCCGCAGTCTGCAGCGGTTAGGGCCCGCCGAATCGTGATACGGGAATTCCGCAGCATGGCGGCGGCATCGGCCGCAGTGGCGCAGTACTCGCGGCGCGTCCGTCCGTCCATGGACAGGTACAGGACGGAATTGAGCACGGCATCGGCATCGGTAGTGACAAGTTGCAGAGCGGGGGGAACGGCCGTAGCGGCGGGGGCCGTAGCGGCGGGGGCGGCTTCGGCGGGAGCGGGAGCGGAGCGAGGCATGGTTAACCCTTTCAAGGTTCCCGGCGATCCGGCCGGGGGCGGTTCGGACGGAGTGTCCGATGGGGGTACTGTAGTCTCATCGGCCAGTCTGTCAACTCCACTACACAGACTTCCCGACGGAATCCCGAAAAAAAAAAAAATCGACCCCCCGCCAGGCACACACGCCCGATAATCCGGAATCACGGATCCGGATATCCGGGATCGGCCGGACGGCT